GGACGATTCCGAAGGTGCGGTCGAAGCGGTGCCAGCTCTGGGAGGTGTCTCCTCGGCAGGAGGCGCAAGCGGTCGGCATGTTCTTGGACGGGTTCGCCGGCCGCACCGATGAGGGTGACGGAGAGCCGTCGCTGTCCCATCAAGGTCAGACGGTCTTGGGTATCGCGGTGGAGAACGCGGAGCTCAAGGCGGTCGGCACCGCTGGCGGTCAGACGTTCGACCCGCGGGTTGAGGGTGTGGATGTTGCGCCACTGCAGTCCGTGACACTCGCCATGTTCGCGCTGGAGTCGCTCAAGGATCAGAAGCGGACCGGCCGCGTTGTCGGTATCCGCTGAAGGAGGTCTCCATGCTCGATGCGAAGGAGGCCAACAGGCTCGCCGCTGACCTGATCAAGGAGAACTCGGCGGAGCGTGTCCGGCTCGAGCGGTTGTCGCGGTACATGCAGGGGAAGCAGCCCGACCCGTGGCTACCTGATGGCACTGACGCCGAGTACCGGAAGATCGCGAAAGCCTCAGCATCGAACTGGTTGCAGCTCGTGGTGCGGGCAGTGTCGCAGGGCCTGATCGTCGATGGCTACGGCGACATGACCACGACTGATGGGGACGGCAACGCCGTCGAGTCAGACCTGTGGGTGAGGGGCTGGCAGGCCAACGGCATGGACGCCCGCCAGCATCCGCTGCACGACGCTGCGCTGGTCCACGGGTACGCCTTCAACTTCCTGATGCCCGCCGACGGTGGCGGTGTGTGGATCCGACCGGAGGCAGCGACTCGGGTGTCGGCCCGGTATGCGCACCCGGACGACGAGTGGCCTGAGGCTGCGGTTCGGATCGTGAAGAAGGGCCACCACGAGCTGTACGACGAGTCGGCCCGGTACGTGCTGACCGGGGCGCTCGGGTCGGCGGAGGTGGCCGTCGTCGAGCACGACCTGGGCGTGACTCCGGCGGTCAAGGTGCAGTCGGATCTGAGCCTGATCGGCCCGCCGCAGGGTGAGATCGAGCAGGTCATCCCGATCCAGAACCGGATCGTGGACGCCACGTTCAACCTGCAGATGGTCGCCAAGTACGGGGCGTTCCCGCAGCGGTGGATCTCCGGCATGGCTGCACCGGCACCCGACGCAGACGGCAACGTCCCGCTCGAATCGCGGATCCGGGCCTACGTCGACTCGATCCTGATGGCCGAGGACATCGACACCAAGTTCGGCCAGTTCGCCGCCGCTGACCTCCGGCAGTTCGTCGACGGCCTCGAGGCGCACATCCGTCACCTGGCAGCGATCACGCAGACCCCGCCGCACTACCTGCTCGGGTCGCTCGTCAACCTCTCCGCTGAGGCGCTTGCCGCTGCCGAGTCCGGACTGCAGCGCAAGATCCGATCCCGTCGCGAGGTGCTCGGTGAGGGCCACGAGCAGACGTTGCGGCTCGCCGCTGCGATCCTCGGCGACCTCGAAGCCGCGGCCGACATCACCGCTCAGGTGCACTGGCAGGACGTCGAGTCCCGGTCCCTCGCCCAGACCTCCGACGCCCTGTTGAAGCTCGGTCAGCTCGGTGTGCCGGCCGAGATGCTGTTCCGGATGATCCCCGGGTGGACGCAGACCGACGCTGACGAGGCGGTCGGGATGCTCGAGCGGGGTGGCGGGATCAGCGCACTGATCGATCAGCTGAACGCCGGCCTCGAATCCCCAGCCGCACCGGCGGCGTGACATGGCCGCCACCGCGGCGGCCAGCCGACTCACCGAGGCACACCGGCTCGCTCAGATCCGCCTCGGTGTGACGACAGTGCAGCAGATGCTGGCGGCATGGCCGCTCCTCGACGTCGACGACCTCGACGGCACCTCACCTCGCTGGGTGGCCATCAACCGAGCGCTCATCGGGGCTCAACACCGCCAGTCGGTGACACTGGCGGCCGACTACCTGCGGACGTTCCGAGCACTCGAACTCGGCAGCATCGAACGCATCACCCCGGTGCTCGGCACCCTGGATCCCGTTGCAGTGACGACGTCGCTGATAGTGACCGGCCCCGTGCGGGTCAAGAACGCAGCGGCGAAGGGGCTCGACCTGGCCGCCGCGATGGAGCGGGCCGCAGCATCGTCCGCCGCCGCCGGCATGCGTCACGCCCTCGCCGGCGGCAGGGACACGATCGACGAGACCGTCAAGGCCGACCCGAAAGCGATCGGCTGGGCACGAGTCACGTCAGGGAAGGCGTGCGAGTTCTGCTCGATGCTCGCTGACCGTGGCGCCGTGTACGGCGACGACACCGCTCACTTCGATGCGCACGACGGGTGCTCCTGCACGGCGGAACCCGCGTACGCCTGACCCACTGCGCCACCCGCGATGAGTGACGCCCAACCCAAGGAGACGCCGCGATGGCCGACCCGACCGACCCCGATCCGAACCCGGATCCCAACCCCACCGACCCGACCGATGGCGACCTCGGCGACGCCGGCAAGAAGGCCCTCGAGGTCGAACGCAAGGCTCGGCGCGACGCCGAGAAGGTTGCCCGGGACACGCAGGCGAAGCTCAAGGAGTTCGAGGACCGCGACAAGTCCGACCTGCAGAAGCTGCAGGACGACCTCGCTGCCCGAGACGCCCAGCTCGCCGAACTGCCCGCCAAGATCCGCGCCGACGTGGTGCGGTTCGCGTCCGCAGCCGCGACGGCTGGGTTCGTGGACCCGGAGGACGCCCTCCTCAACCTCGGCGACGTCGACCTCGGAGACTCCGAGGCCGTGTCGGCAGCGCTGACCGCGCTCGCCGAACGCAAACCGCACCTGGTGCGTCAGTCGAACGCTCCCAAGCCCGCCGACCGGATCCCGACCCGCCCCAAGGCCGGATCGGGACAGCCGACCGGCGCCCCGGCGAGCGACCCGAAGGCCGACGCCAAGGAACGGGCCGCTGACGCCCTCCGGGCACTCAGCGGCAGCCGCTAGCAACCCCCCGAGACCTGTCGGTCACGGGTTCCCTCAACATGGAAGGAGCCGGCTCATGGCCGACATCTCTCGCAGTGAAGTCTCGACGCTGATCGAGGAGGCGTACTCCCACACCTTGCTGGAGTCCGCCGAAGCCAACTCGGTGGCCCTGACCGCGTTCCGCACGGTCGACATGGGCACCAAGACCACCAACCTGCCCGTCATGGCGACGCTGCCCGAGGCCGACTTCGTGGCGGAGTCCGCCACGGAGAGCGAGGGTGTGAAGCCGACGTCGCAGGTGACGTGGGGCAACAAGCAGCTCGTGGCCGAGGAGATCGCAGTGATCATCCCCGTCCACGAGAACGTCATCGACGACGCCACCGTCGACATCCTCGAGGAGATCACCCGCCAGGGCGGCGCGGCCATCGGTCGCAAGCTCGATGGCGCCGTGCTCTTCGGTGTCGACCAGCCGGCGTCGTGGACCTCCGACGACCTCAACACGGCTGCGGCCGAGGTCGCGATCGGGTCCGTCGAGGACGGCGAGGATCTCGGCGGATCGATCCTCCTGGCAGCGGCCGAGGTGGACGAGGCCGGCTGGGATCCCGATCTGGTGCTCGGCCCGCGTGGCCTCAAGTACCGGCTCGCCAACCTGCGTGACGCCAACGGCGCCCCGATCTGGCAGCCGAACCTGTCCGGCACGCCGGGCGCCGGCGCCATCCAGGGCATCACGGCTGGGCTCGTGTCCGGCCGGGTGTGGGACCGCGACGAGGCCGAGGCCATGGTCGTCGACTCGGAGCGGGTCATCATCGGTGTCCGTCAGGACATCACGGTGAAGCTGCTCACCGAGGCGACCGTCGGCGGGATCAACCTGGCGGAGCGCGACATGGTCGCCCTGCGCTTCAAGGCCCGCTATGCCTACGTGCTCGGCAACACCCTCAACAGTGAGGGCAACGGGCCGAACTCGCCGGTGGCGAAGGTCGTGGCGGGCGGCAGCTGATGGAATCGCTGGCGCTCGCGGCGGGATCCGATCTTGAGGCCCGTGGGGTCGAAGACTGGGATTCGCCGCGGGCGCTGGCAGCCATCGACGACGTCTCGGCGCTCATCCATTCCGAGACCAACAACGCATGGGTCGACGCGGAGACGGGCGCTCTCGTAGCGGACGTCCCCCATCTGGCCAAGACGATCTGCTGCAGGGCCGTGTCGCGCAGCTTGTCGAACCCGGAGGCGTTGCAGGCCGAAGGCATCGGCTCCTACAGCGCCACCTACGCCAACGCTTCCAGCGACGTCTACCTCACCAAGTCGGAGAAGAACGCTCTGCGCAAGGAAGCGGGGATTAGCTCGGGTCTTGGAGTCGTCCGGCTGGCGGCGCCCTACTCGACCGTTCCGCCGTACCCGGACGACATCGAGACGGACCTGTGACCAACACGACGGTCATCGTCCCGATGTTGGGGCGACCGCACCGTGTGGCCCCCGTGGTCGAATCCATCAGGGAGACGTCGGACGCCGCGGTCCTGTTCGTCTGCTCTCCCCGTGACACCGAAGTCCACCACGCCATCGACGCTGTCGGTAGTGAACAGATCCACGTCGATGGACCGTTCCTGGGCGACTACGCCCGCAAGATCAACGCGGCCACGGCTGCCACGTTCACACCGCTGATCTTCACCGGGGCGTGTGACCTCCTGTTTCACCCCGGGTGGCTGGAAGCGGCCACCGCACAACTCGCACCGGGCATCGGGGTCGTCGGCACGAACGACCTCGGCTCGTCACGGGTGATGGCCGGCGAGCACTCCACCCATAGCCTCGTCA